GCAGGCCGCCGCACCGGCCGAGGTGCGCCCGACCGACGATGCCGAAGAAATGCGCGATGCCGCGATGCGCACCGTTCAGGCAATGGGACTCGTCTACTCGAAGGGATCGGATCGCTGGCGTCCGCAGTTCGGCGACGTCCCTGCTGATGCGGGAGAGGCGGTGGCGAATGAGCTTACCAATGCAATGATCGATGCCGCTCGGCCGTTGTTTCTTGCTCTGGAGTGCGGGGCGACTTCGATCGATGCGGTTCGCCATCAGATGAAGCAAAGTGGTGTCGATGTGGACCTGTTGCCGAAATGGTTCTCGCGTGACAGCGGGCATTTGACCAAGGCTGGTCGAGCGATCATCGCCTGGTATTTGATGAAGGGCGCGCAGGGTGGGAAGGGAGACGAAGCGTGAAGTACGTATGCAAACACTGCGGAGGGTCGGGTTGGCTCGGCAAATACGAGCAATGCCCGTGGTGCGGCGGAACGGGTCGCGGATGTACGAAGGGAGACACCCGATGAGCGACAAGCTTTAATGAGATTTTCCACCAGCAGACTTTCTACGCCCCTTTCTCAGGGGTGTTTTTTCTTGTTGGTTTTCTTCAGTTCGCTGTTTCTCGGAAAAATCCGGAAAAATGCGAACAAAACCGCCATTCACGCGGCCCTTTCCATTTCTCTGGAACCTTCAGCATGGCAAAAAAACGCTCTCTCTTAGACTTCGGGCGGGAATTTGAAGCCCTTCTCACCCGTGCGCACTCCGCCCTGGCCTCCGGGCAATCCGAATTCACCGTCCAGTTCGATTCTCCTGAAATCGCGCATTCAGTTCGCTTCAACACTTACGCATACTTCAAAGCTTTGCGCAATTCGGCAGACCGCCCTGACCTGACAGCTATGTGTCAAAGCATTTCCATGCGCCTAGCGTCCTCGGCGGTGGTGTTCTACCGATCCATTGACTCGAATGCGGCAATGGCTATCCGAACCGCTCTGCAACTCCCATCTACCGATAGTGGTGTTTCCATCTCCACAGCTCCGGCATCGGGACTAGACGGCAATCTCGATCGGTTACGGGCCATTCGCGAGCGCTCTGATAAGGGTTGAAAAAATCCTATTGACGGCCGAACACAGCCTAGCTATAGTTCACCTCAATGAATCACGGAACACCCCCGGTCGGGGACACCGACCAACAACCCCCCGAACGGAGTGTAAGAAATGAGCGATGCAATTCAACAAATGGCTGAACAGGCCACGGCACCGGCAAGCAAGCGCGAACGCACGGTGACCCCCGTCGAAATGTCTGACGGCCGCACGGTGGAATTCGTCGGCAAGCGCAAGCTGAACAAGGATTTCAGCATCTCGGAAGATGGTTTCGATCTGACCGTGACGCTGGATTTCATCAGCGGTGACACGCGCAAGTTCGAAATCTCGGCAAATTCGCCGATGTTCGCGCGGCTGGCGGCTCACGGAGCGCTTCAGAAGCTCGGCGATGAGGTCGCGGGCCTGGAAGATCCTGAAGACCAAGTCATCGCGATCGAGGAACTGATCGAGCGTCTGAACAAGGGCGAGTGGGGCGCAGAGCGCAAGCGTGGTGAAGGCAATCCGACGGCTGGCCTGTCGGTACTCGCGAAGGCTCTCGTGCAAACTTCGGGCAAGTCGCCGGAAGCTGTGCGAGAATTCCTCAAGAGCAAGACCAATGCTCAAAAGCTGGCTATGCGTGACAATCCGATGATCAAGCCGATCATCGCTGAACTGGAAGCGAAGAAGAAGCAAAAGCCGAAGGGCGATGCGATCGACAGCGGGGCTCTGCTGGATGAGCTGACCGGCGACGAATAATAGTCGCTCTGGCAGGACGACGCCAGCGGCCAGTAGCTGGATCAACAAGAGGACTGGAGACGGGCTGCACATTGACTGTTTTAGGAGTCTTTGCTGCGGCCCCCTCAAAGGAAGGTTTTCTGCTATCGAGGCTAATGTGACTCGACCAAGGCGGATTCACCCGTGATGTGAAAACCTTCCTTTGAGGGAAAAGTCTGAGTAATGCGAACCAGAGACGAAGCACTGCGCGCCAGCGATGAGCTTGGAAATGCGAGAGAAGTCAACGTAGTAGGTGAAAAGGCGAAGTACCTCACTGTTTCACCCCCTGTTCTGTCGTGTTGGTATCCTTGGGCCGGATACCAGCTCGCCGCCGCCCTGGGTCACTTTCTGCGGCGAGCAAACTGCTTAGGAACCGCTGCCTTATGCGGGAACGCCAGAACAGGTTTTTTGCGAGCTTGGCCGAGTGGTTAGGTTGCAGCCTTCCAAGCTGCCTAGATGAGTTCGATTCTCATAGCTCGCTCCAAAGATTTTTGCAGTAAGAAGGTCGTTTCGTCCGGCAGGAACTATGCCGCAGGGCGAGCAGCCGAAAGGTTACTCGAACTGCAGCGCCCTTGCGAATGCTCAGACTGAACCGGATAGGTCTGGCCACAAGCAGCCACGTGTCGAGTGGGCGAGCCCTTTGATCAAGGGAGATGCTCAAGCAGGCTGTGAAGTCTTGGAAAAATGTCAAACGAAAGAATGACATTGCTTATTTGATGCGAGTCCGCCGGACCAGTCGGGCGGACTTTCGAGATCATTGTCGAATAAGCTGCAGTTCGGGCACCTGCTAGGGTTACCAATGACCCCAAAACAAAAGCCCCGCCAGTTTTGTGGTCCCTTCATCTAGAGGGCTAGGATTCGCGACTGTCCATCGCGACACACCGGTTCGAATCCGGTAGGGACCGCCAAAGTTTTTAAGCTGTATGAAGTTCCAGTTGGCGTATAGTTCAGTGGTAGAACAACGGCTTTTGAAGCCGTGGGTCGAAGGTTCGAATCCTTCTGCGCCTGCCAGCATTTCCCGGAATAGACCCTAAGAGCCTCGGGGTTGTGCCTTCCGGTAAGCCCATCAATCCGTGCGGGGGTTGGTGGGCTTTCTTACTTAGAGTAGGAGATGTGAATTAATCGCAGGCTTTTCACACTACTGTCTGTCCCACGGGTGGTCAGCCGGAGAGTGTGCTAGCGAACCGGACCGCGTGAGCCGTAGTAGCCTCGAAGCAAGCGGAATCGGATGCAATATCCGGAAAGAACCCGGCGACGGCTGGGACACTCGAACCGCGTGATTTCTCAAGTCTTCTGCCTGAGTATACGGCCTACACTGTAGAGCAGCGCAATCGGCGGCAGGATAGCGACCTGTACCGGATTGTGGGGCGGGGAGCGCAGCAGACTGCCTCCCCTTTATTTTTTGTGCAAATTACTCTGCATTAATCCCGGTAAATAAAGCCTTTCTCCGGTCGATTAATCCCTTGATTGACCCTCACCCCACCCTCCCCTACAATTACTCCATCGACTCACTCACCGCACGGAGCAAATCATGCAAGCCACTCAAAATATCGTCAAAGCCTATACCGAAGCCTTCGGCAAGTGCTATCCTCACCACAAACTGGAAGTTCGCGGCACTCGCATGCGCGACGGCACGCACGGCTGGAAGGTCATCATCAACGGTGATCAGGGCGAACGCCCGCTGACCGATTCCGAACTTGCTTCCGCAACCATCGATTTTCTGAAGTAACCCCACTGACCCCCTTCCTGCGGAGGGTCTGGGCTTGGTCTCCCTCAAAGCTCCGCAGGATTTTCGCCCTCAGTCATCCCCCGGTGTCTGGGGGCTTTTTTCATCCGTAGAGGTTACGATGGATAACGACTTTGATTTAGATGGATTGCTGGAAGAGAGTGTCGACCTGCAGAAGAGGGCCAAACAAGAAAAAGCCTCTCTGAAGGCCGGTCAAAAAGGCCGTCCGCAGGAAAAGCAGGCTGGCAGTTGGATGAATAAGCAGGAAATTGAAGCTCACGTAGCTGCAGTACAAATTATGAGGGCGAAATCTGAAGGGTGGGTTAAGCTCGCTGGGGTGTTGCTGATTCACGCTCAGATATGCTCTCATTGCGGCAGTGAACACCAGCACGTTGAAGGAATTTTCCTCAAGCGCACAAACCCTAAGCTACGTCTGACCAATCTAGTCAAACCTGATGGTATGGTTGACATTGCTGGCCTGCCGAAGGAAATTGAAATCCGCACTTTCTCTGCTCCCATTTGTTCGAATTGTTGTGATTCGCAGGGGTGGGCAGAGGCTTCCAAAACTATTCTTTAAGGAGCTTTAATGGGCCGTCCCAAGAAAACCGTCCCTTCCGTGCGCTTTGGCTGCTGCCTGCCGCAAGACCTTGATGATCGACTGAGCAAGCACCTTTTCAGCGAAGTCGAAGACCGAGTCCCGCACGGAGCTAAATCAACCTTTGTTGAAAGCCTTATCCGTGATTACTTCACGAAGATTGACGGCGAAGTCAGTGCAATTGAAAATCAACTGGAGCTTTAAATGCCTATCGCCACTGAACGCAATGACGCTGATCTAGGTTGCTGGAGGGTTTCTTCAGAACTTTCCTCTATGGATCGGCTGATGTTTCCGTCCGCAGAAGTTCTCTTCAACAAAGCCGCCAATGCCATGCCGCTGGCGAACACGCTGGTTTATATCAGTGGGCCTGTTTCGGGGGCAACTCCCGAATCTATTGCAAGCAATCTGAAGGTTTTCGAAGAAGCTCAGCGGCTGCTCCTCAGCATGGGCTGCGATGTTTTCAACCCTGCTCTTATCCAAGGTCCAATCGACCCTCTGAAAGATGAGGCTCTTTGGCAGTACTACATGCACTTCTGCGTGAGGGCCCTTCCCGAATGCGATAGCATCTTCATGCTCCCCGGATGGCAAAATTCTAAGGGCGCTAAATGGGAACACCGGATCGCAGATATGCTGGGCCTGCCAAAGTTTTATGCACATGTCCCGGACCATGAGACGGAAGAGCAACCGGAGTCGGCTCGCGACGTGGTCGGCCGTGCGGCTCGCGCCCGTGGGTCCGACTCCCAATAACCCCAAAAATCCCAGCGGCTCTGCGGGCCGCAATTACTTTCACCTAGCCGAAGGCTAGACAGTTAACTAGGCTCACTATTCCATGAACCAACATGAACTTGAAGAATCAAAAGTCGACGCAGCCCTCTATGAAGCTGCAGAAACGTTCCATCCGACGAAAGAACAAGAATCCGCGATACAGAAACTTCTCGACTTCATCGCAGATCCCGGAGGTCATTGGGCTTTCACCTTCAAAGGATATGCAGGAACGGGCAAAACGTCCTGCATGCGTGAAGTTGCTAGGCGCAGTGCTGGCACGCATGCGCAGTTTGTTTACACGGCACCGACGAACAAAGCAGCGAAAGTCTTGAGGGAGATCGTCGGTGAAGCTTGCACGATTTACAGCTTGCTCGGGCTACGTGTCGACAAGAACGGAGAAACGAAGCAAGTCACGCATGGTAAGCCGGTGGATCTCTCTGACATCGATGTCATCGTCATCGATGAAGCTTCGATGGTGAATGCCCATCTCTTCGGGTTGCTGAACGACGTTGCCGACAAGTGGAATCTGAAGGTGGTTTTCATGGGAGACCCTGCGCAACTTCCTCCGGTGAAGGAAGCAGAAAGTCTGACGCTGTTGCAGGACAATGGCGTGCAGCTCACACAAGTCATGCGGCATGACAACCAGATTCTGTCTCTGGTTACAAATATCCGCAACGTCATTGGCAATCCTGCCCCTTCGATCCAGATCAAATCCGATAATGATGGCAGTGAAGGAGTCTGGAAAATGCCTTCCATGCAATTCAAGAGGGAAATTTTCGCCGCTGCGCAGCGCGGAGAGTTTGCCGATGGCCGGACTAGCAAAATCATCAGCTGGCGTAATGTTCGTGTGGACGAATACAACCACATTGCGCGATCAGCGATCTTCGGGGCTGAAGCTGTTCCAGGTTTTTACCTGGTGGGGGATCGAATCGTCGCTGCGGGGCCATGCGAACGTGGGGATGAGCCGCTTCTTTCAACCGACGATGAAGCTATTGTTGAAGGTGTGATGGAGTGCAAGCACCCGCTGGAGCCGAAGTATCATGCACTAGAACTGAAATGTCGAACTGAAGACAATCGAGTGATCCGGCTTCTAGTGTGCCACCCAGCGTCCCAGCAGCAATTCAATAATGATTGCGAGCTTCTTGCCCATGAAGCTCGGGGCAATGCTCGGATGTGGAAGCGCTTCTGGGAACATAAGGAAATCTTCCATGACATTAAGTTCGCCTACGCATTGACCGCCCATCGATCGCAAGGTAGCACCTATGTGAATGCTTATGTCGACTACCAGGACATTCTCTACAATCGAAATCGTGTAGAAGCCTTTAAATGCCTGTATGTGGCCTGTTCTAGGGCACGTAAAAGGCTTTTCATGGCTTAATTTGTTAAGCTACCCCTTCCCCATTTACTTTAAAGGAGGGGGTATGTCCAGTAATCCTTTTTTGGCCCAAGGAAATGCAGTAGCGGTAACGGCTTCTACGACTTCCAATGGAATTGCACTTCCAGTTCGGGGGACCACAATTTGCGTTACCAATCGATCCCGGGGTAATGCCTGGGTAACGTGGTCTTCCACAAATATCCCTACAGCACAATTTCCAACACCGGATGACCCTACAGGGATGCTGGGAGCAGAAATCCCGCCTGGAGTTCAGGTAACACTCGGGGTTCTTAATGCCGCCGGTTATGTCGCTGTAATTTTGGATTCTGGTACTGGAGTCGTGACCTTTGTTCCTGGAGATGGATTGTGAATACTAGGGTAGGAACTTCAGGAGTTGCTGGAAGTGTCGGTCCTCAAGGCCCAGCAGGCCCAACCGGCGCCACTGGACCCCAAGGGCCTGTTGGAGCTACTGGACCTCAAGGACCGGTAGGTGCTACCGGTGCTCAAGGCATTCAAGGACCTGCCGGGCCCGCAGGAAGTACTGGAGCAACAGGGCCGACCGGAGCAACCGGAGCAACAGGGCCGGCAGGTCTGGTCCCAATCTACGGAACTTCTGGCCTTTTGTCCGGAATGAAGATGTGGATTGGGACTGCCACCACCAACAGCAGTGGCCAATGGTCAATGTCCTTCACTTCTGCTGGTTTTACTTCAGCTCCTTTTGTCAGGGCTCAGGCAATTTCACCTAACTTGACAACGACGGGAGCGACTGATACAACTATTACAGCACCGACAGCTTCGGGAGTTTCGGGAGCGGCTTTCATCCCTAATGCGATTTCTCTTTTGGGGGTTTTGCCTCTCCAGCCTGCTGGGGCTGGAATCACGATTCAAGTGACAGCTATCGGGAACTGAAACAGCACTAAATAGCGCGCCTGAAGTTTGGGCGCGTTTTTCTTCGCAAGAACGCTGTGTAGGAGGGTAAACTGACTAGACATAGTTTTTCCCCGCGATTACTATACATTAATAGCGGTAAATAACCTCTAATGGAGCCTGTATGCATTTCAAACGAGAGAAAACCATTGCCGGAGCAGATTTTGTAGCTGTGCCGAAGCAGTGGCTGGAAGATGTTCTTACTTATCTAGTCGAGCAGCCAATGATCGATGTTGCAGTAATTCTGCATGAAGCTTCATCTTTCGGTGACCTCGACAACCTTCCTAATAAAGAGGCTGCAGCATGAGTGTTGTTATCACTGAAAACATTCTTGAATGGCGGCGAAAAGCCGCTGATGGAACAATCACCCTCGAAGAAATGAAGCTCGCTATCGAGGCTATCCGCAAAGAGCGCGCGCAGCTGGAAACCCCGAAACCGAAAACCCGAGCAAAAGCTGGGGCAGCCGCACGACCGAAGAAGCAGAAACCGGAAGATGTCGATTCGGACGATCTGTTGAAACAGCTGGGCATTGACCTGTAACACTAACCGCAACAGAACTTTTGAGGCTCTATCATGGCACATGAAATCAATATTGCAGCACTCCTCCGCGAAGACACCAAAACTATTCAAGTAGCTTTCCCGAAGGGTGTTACCTATCCTGATGCTGTTATGGCTGAAGGGACTGTCTTCGATCTGGAAGAATTCGATCGCAAGTATTACGCTTACGTAACTGACTTTGACGTGAAAGAGGGCGATGCTGTTTTAGTTGAAGCGGCGGGAGCGATTAAGGTTGCTCTGGTCTGCCATGTCGATGACACGGTGAAAATTGATCCGGGCCTGCAGTATGAACTTCGTTGGGTTATCCAGAAACTCGACTTCACTCACCACCGCGAAAACATCGCAAAAAACAGTGAAATCAAAGAGCTTGTCCAACAAGCTTATCAGCGTAATTTGCGTCGTTCATTCCGCCAGCAGCTGCTCGCTGGGTTGGATGGTAGCGAAGAGCATGCAGCATTGACCGCTCTGCTGGGGTCGAAGTAACTTACTACTTTTTTGGAGTTTTGATCATGGCGCGCATTACAATCCAATCCCTTCAACACGACCTGCAACAAGCTCAAGAAGAAATCAGAACCCTGTCGAAAAAACTGGAATCCGAAATCCAAACCAAAAAATGGGCACAAGAGGGAAGAGACCGGGCGGACAGAGAACTTGAAGACGCTCATACACTTCTTGACGCTCTGAACAGCCCCCTCGGCAGAACCACTAAACAAGAGTATGGAGAAAAGAAAAACGAACTTCACCTTCGTGTTGCAGCTTGGTTGGTAGCAAAGGCAGGGTTGTGATCATGCAGAAATTCCGTCCAATGTTTCCGCACACAATCGACAGCACCCTTCTTGCTGCCTTTCGTGCGTGCCCTCAAAAGTTCTTTCTCAGCTACATCCAGCATTGGAAACCTGTCGCAAAGAGCGTGCATCTCGTTGCCGGGGGGGCTTTTGCCTCCGCAATCGAACGCGCTCGCGAGGTTTTCTATGTCGAGGGGAAGGACGCCGGCACGGCGGAAGCCGAGGGTATGATCGCCCTCACGAAAGCCTACGGCGATTTTGAGTGCCCAGCCGAATCGCCCAAATCCTTGGAGCGGATGCTGGGAGCATTCGAATTCTACCTCTTCAACTACCCTCTCGGAGGTGACGGTGCAGAACCCATCGAACTCCCCAGCGGCAAACGCGGAATTGAATTCAGCTTTGCTGAGCCTCTGCCTGTGCTTCATCCCGTTACAGGGGCTCCAATCCTATATACGGGACGCAGCGACATGGTTGCCCACCGCCACAAAACAGGCGTCTGGAACTATGACGAAAAGACAACCAGCAGCCTGGGAGCTACGTGGTCCCGACAATGGGAAATGCGGAGTCAATTCACTGGCTACAATTGGGCTCTGCTCAAACAAGGCATCAAGCCCCAAGGAACGATTGTCCGGGGCGTCTCCATTCTGAAGACGAAGTATGACACTCTGGAGGTGCCGACCTACCGCTCAATCGATGAGATTGAACGCTGGCAGGTGCAAACTGTCCGGGATGTCAATCGAATGATCCGATGCTGGGAGGAAGGCTATTGGGATTATGACTTTGACGGCGCGTGCACCGAGTATGGCGGATGTCAATTCCAGCGTATCTGCAAAGCCAGCAATCCCGATGAATGGTTGCCCGCGCACTTCGTCCAGCGTGTCTGGGACCCACTCGAACGTGAGGAAATCAGTGTGAAGGCTTATGAAGCCAAATGGGGGTATGTGCGGCCGGAGGGTGCGCCAGAGGCTCCGGAACTGCCGGGCGTACAAAGTGGTGACAGTTCTCAACTTGGTGACGAACTTAAAAGCCTACTGTCATGACTTTCTCCCGTCACTTCATCGTCAACGAACAGTCTTTCGGCACTGGTCAGGACCATTGGCGTCGAGTTCACGGAGAGGTGCAAGATCCTTCCCCCTACGCTCTCTTCTGTCCCGGTTGTGTTCGCATTTGGGCTAAAATGCCGGTCGAGGGTTCCAATCGAAACTGGATGGTTTTTACAGTACCCTGCGAAGAGCATCCAGAAGCAGAACTGCCTTACAAGCTCGCCGGTTCTGTTCTGTTCGATTGGGATTCCGAGATACTGAGGTTACTGCCCCCGGAGATGGTGAAGCGGGAATTTGAACTGCATATGAGATATTGGGAGCAAAAGAATGGTTGAAGCGCAACAATCCGAACTCGTCGGAGTTAACTGCATGCTTATGGGTCCGGGAGGTACCGGGAAAACCCACAGTATCGGCAGTCTTGTCGAAGCCTCCCCTGACCTGGAAGTTTTCTACCTCGGCCTAGAACCGGGGCTGGAGACTCTGCAGGGCTACTGGAAAGACAAAGGAAAGCCCGTTCCAGACAATTTCCACTGGCACCAACTCGCGGCAGCAAAAGCCAGCTTTAAAGACCTGCTGGAGGGCGCAAAGCGCATCAACACGATGTCGCTCGATACCCTCGCGAAAACGAACGATCCCAATCGCAGCAAACACAACCGTTTTGTGTCTATGCTTGAGGCGCTGAATGATTTCCCCGATGATCGTACAGGGAAAAAGTTCGGGGCAGTGGACGAGTGGGGTCCAAACCGGTGTCTTGTGGTGGATGGTATGGCCGGCCTTGCTCAGATGGCAATGTCACTCGTTGTCGGCAACAAGCCAGTCAAGAACATCTCCGATTGGGGCATCGCTCAAGACCAGATCGAAAAGATCGTCCGGCTTTGGACGGATGCCTGCAAGTGCCATTTCGTCCTGATTGCTCACGTCGAGCGGGAGAAGGATGAGGTCCTGGGCGGGATTAAGCTGATGGTCAGTACCCTAGGAGCGAAGCTTGCTCCGAAGCTGCCTCCGATGTTCAGCGATGTGATTCTCACCGTTCGCGAGGGGTCGAAATTCACTTGGGATACCGGCAATGGGCAAGCGGATGTGAAAACCCGCAACCTGCCCATTCAAGCCGGCCTCAACCCGGATTTCAAACCTATTTTCGACAAGTGGCAGAAACGTGGCGGGAAATTCACTGCCACGGTCAAAGACGTAAATAACGCAACTACTGCGGATTAATTTCTTCCCGCGATTACTCCATTGTAATTGCGGTAAATAACCCGGAAGCAGTCTCTGACCTACCCAATCTCCTTGCCAAATTCTGCTTCCACTCTGAGGGGTCGCTACCCATAATAGTTTCCGTCGAGTCGCCCTCGACCTAACCTAAACCAGCTTTTTAAGGACTTACCATCATGTTTGACGCAGATTCCTTCCTGAACTCCGCAGTCTCTGGCTCCAACTCCACGAAGATCATCCCGTGCCCGCAAGGCGAATTCTTTGCAGTCATCGACAAAATCTCTGCACGTCAGACCCAATCGCAAGACGGTACGCAAACGCGAGTGATCCTCGACGTCAACTGGTTGGTTGAAGATGATGGCGCTCGTCAAGCCACCGGCCGCGAGCAAGTCAACGTCAAGCAAGGTATCTTCCTTGACCTCGACCCGTCTGGTGGCGTGGACATGGCTGAAGGCAAGAACGTTCAACTCGGCCGACTGCGCGAAGCTCTGGGCCTCAACGATCCTTCCCAGCCCTTCTCCTTCAACATGCTGCCGGGCCGTACTGCCAAAATCCTGGTGTCGCATCGCCCGGACCCGAAGGACGCTGAAAACATCTTCGCAGATGTGAAGGCAGTCACCGCAGCAGGTTAATTCCCCTGCAACTTTCCCGGTCAGGTGTGAACACTCCGCAACGGAATCCGCGAACTAAGTACATTTTGTGTGTTTCTGACTTAGGCGATTGACGCAAGCGCGTGGCGGCGCGGCAACCGTTCCTGACTCTCCGCCCTTCGGGGCGGTTTTTTCTGAAGAGGCTCAAATGCAAAATCATCATCTCATCACCGCCGGAGACATTCTGACAGCTGCGTGTCATGGGGCGAGTAAGGCAGCTGGCTGGTGGACCGACAAGAAGGGCCAGGATCAAACCAATACGGAAATCATGCGGGAGCAAAACATTGTTCCTGTTAAGCTGGCTTTGATTCACAGCGAAGTGTCAGAGGGTCTGGAGGGTTATCGAAAAAGTCAGATGGATGACCATCTTCCTCACCGAGAAATGCTGGAAGTAGAGCTGGCTGATGCAGTAATTCGAATTTTCGATCTTGCAGGTGCCCTCAACTACAACTTGGGAGCAGCCATCTCTGAAAAGATGACTTACAATGCGCAACGTGCAGACCACAAACCGGAAAATCGGAAGAAGGCTGGCGGGAAATCCATCTGAATTGCAGCAAGCTTCAAGCTTCAGCCCGCTTCGGCGGGCTTTCCCACTGAGAACCCTCAACAGCAGTAGGACATCACTATGAGCAATCAGTACATTAACCGCACTGACATCATCATCGATCCCAATCGCCAACGACAGGAATTTGACCCCCAAGCGCTGGCCGAACTCGCCTCGGGAATCCGCTCCAAGGGGTTGATGCATGCTGTCGTGTTGCGAGAGCGGGAGGGGCAAATGGTCCTCGTCGCGGGAGAGCGCCGTCTCCGGGCAATGGAGGAGGTGACTATGCTCGGCGGTGAGGTTCGATTCAATGGCGAGGTTGTACCGGACGGCAAAGTCCCTTTCGTCACCCTCGGTCAACTCACTCCACTGGAAGCAGAGGAAGCTGAACTAGATGAAAACCTCCATCGTAAAGACCTTACTTGGCAAGAGCGGTGTGCGGCTCTTTCTAGACTTCACAATCTCCGGTCCAAACAAGCGCAAGCGGAAGGTCGCGTCCATACAGTTGCAGATACGGCAGCGGAAGTTAAAGGCCGTTCGGATGGTAATTTCCAGAATACTGTCCGCAAAGACCTTATCGTCAGTAAGTATCTGCATGTCCCGGCCGTCGCGAAAGCAAAAACAACGGATGAAGCCTTCAAAGTCCTCAAGAAAATTGAGGAAAGTGAGAAGAATGTCAAACTTGCTAAGAGTGTAGGCACGACGTTCACCCATGACCTTCACAAGGCCCACAATGTTAATTGCCTCGGATGGATGCTTGCTACAGATGCAGAGCAATTCGACGTCATCCTCACTGATCCACCTTACGGCATGGGAGCAGATTCGTTTGGAGACGCTGGCGGGAAACTCTCAGGTATCGAACACCATTACAAGGATGATGCAGAAAGTTGGCGAGCCCTCATGCAACAGTGGGCTCCTCTCGCCTATCGTGTCGCGAAAACTGAAGCTCACGCGTATGTGTTCTGCGATATCGACAACTTTCATGAACTGAAGCTTATCATGCAAGGAGCAGGGTGGTGGGTGACTCGTACTCCCTTCATCTGCACCAAACCCAACTCTGGCCGTGTCCCTCACCCCGAACATGGCCCTCGCCGCCAGTGGGAAATGATTCTCTATGCGATCAAAGGCCGTAAAAAAACCCTCAGCATCCAGCCTGACGTTATTACCTCCTTCGCGGACCCGAACATGTCCCACGGTGCTCAGAAGCCTGTGGCGCTTTTCGTTGACCTACTCAAAAGGAGCTGCAGGCCGGGGGACAAAGTTCTCGACTCCTTTGCAGGTTCGGGGACGATCTTCCCTGCGGCGAACTCGCTGAAAGTACAGGCAGTAGGGCTGGAGATGAATCCAGAGTATTACGGTCTGTGCTTGCAGCGGATTCAAGGGCTGGCTAATGCCACTGTCGATACTGCTGCCCAGGGGGAAGCCCTGATGAAGGAACTTAACAGCCTGGGAGGATAAGATGGAAACAAGACTGCAACCTTGGGAACCTGAGAAAGTTCTCTGCGCTGAAGATTCTGACATTCTTTTCGATCCGGAAGCTCTGCAGGAAATGTATGGGGGAAAGTCGAAAACCCTTCTTCGACGAATTGCCCAGCGAAATCTCAGTCGAAGAGTTATCAGCGAATGCTGCTCTCTTGAGTGGCGAGCGCGAAACTGAATTCCATCCGCACCGCATTGCGGATATCCTGCATTTGAATACCTAACCGAGACTCGATTATGGCAGCTTTGACTATCTCCCCATCTGGCCCGCGAAACGCAAAAATTATGATTGTCGGCGATGGTCCGCATGAACTCGACTTACGGAGGGGAGAGCTTTTCATCGGTGGTGGGGGCTTTGAACTGACTAAGATGCTGCAGGAAGCCGGCATCCGTCGCGATGATTGCTACATGACCATGCTGTACAAGCAGCGCATGTTTCCGGGGGAGCTGCATATTGCAGAGAAAAAGAAAGACATCACTCCGCAGCATGTGCTGTTCCAAGGCCGTTACATCTCGCAAAAGTTGCTAGATGCATGCATGGCCCTACGTGCCGAGATCGAGCGAGTGAAACCTAACGTCATTTGCACGGTCGGAAATCTCGCTCTATTCGCTCTAACAGGGCAAATCTCTTCTTACAACTGGCGCTCATCCATTATGGACTCGGAGCTAGTGCCGGGATACAAGGTCATCCCGACTCTGGATCACAACATCCTCCATGCTCAATGGGCACGCCGTCCCTGGATGGTGCATGACTTCAAGCGAGTGTTGAGGAACAGTGAAACTCCGGGGCTTTTTCACCGCGATTACTCTCGATTAATCGCGGTAGATAATTCACAATCCAGTTTCGAGATGATGGCAGCAGCTCTCGGGGAACTGTGGCAACGTGTGGAAGATTCGCCCCAAAAACTTCCTGTAGCTTGCGATATTGAAACCCGTGGTGGGCACATTACTTGCATTTCGTTTGCATGGTCCCCCACTTCAGGACTTTGTATTCAGCTAGCCCCTCTAAACTCTCCGGAGGGCTTCTGGTCAGTAGAGCATGAAGCTAAGTTAGTTGCAGCTATGATGGTCATCATCATGCATCCTAACATTCTACTGGTGGGACAGAACTTCAACTATGACTTGCAGTACATTGAACGCCATTGGAACATCCTCCCTAACCCGGAGAATGTCTTTGACACGATGATTGCGCAGCACAGCTGCTTCTCCGTCCTGCCGAAAAACCTCGGTTTTCTCAGCTCCATGTACTGCGAGGATCATCTCTACTGGAAGGATGACCGTACCGATTGGAAGGACGGCGAAGACGGTGAAGATGAGATGAAGTATTGGGAGTATTGCACAACGGACAGTTGCCGCACTCTGGCTATCTATTTCGTCTTGAAAAGTGTCATCAAATCCCTAGGTATGGAAGAGGTGAATGCTTTTCAACAGCGTCTCCGGCATCGTGTGCTCAAAGCCATGATTCGAGGCGTGCGAGTGGATGAGCAAAAGCGCAATAACCTCTCCATGCAGCTTATGGAGGAAGCTAACTCTCGCAACAATTGGCTTAAGGAAGTCGTTGGCTATGACATCAACATTCGATCCCCAAAGCAAATGCAAGATTTTTTCTACCGGCAAATGGGACTTAACCCGCTACGGTCGAAGACTGGAGGAGTTACCACTGCAGACGCTGCTCTCCACACTTTGGGAAACCGCGAGCCGATTCTCTGGCCAATCATACGGAAAATTACTGAGCTGCGGTCTTTGGGCGTCTTCCATTCGACGTTTGTTCTTGCCCCATTGGATCGCGATCGCCGTATGCGATGCACCTTTAATGTTGCGGGCACCGACACCTATCGCTTTTCATCCAGCAAAAACGCTTTTGGAACTGGAATGAATATGCAGAACATCCCCAAAGGTGGGGATGCTGGAGAACTGGAAGACTCTCTAGAGCTGCCAAACATTCGAGAATTGTTCATTCCCGACCCAGGGATGACTGTATGCGACATTGACCTAGACTCGGCGGATGCTCGTATCGTTGCATGGGAATCCCAATGTCAATGGCTGATGGATTGCTTCAAATCCGGTAAGAAGCCTTACGTGGAAATTATGAAGGAATATTACCAGGATGACAGCAAAAACAAATCCTCGCCCGAATATAAGATTTTCAAATCCCTGTGCCACGGAACCCACTACATCGGCACTGCTGAAGGCATCGCCCCCCGAATCGGTCTAGACGTAGACCAAACCCGAAAGATTCAAGAGTGGTACTTTCAGAAAAACCCGGAGATTCGAGCGTGGCACGAACGTATCATTCATCAAGTCAAAACCCGGCGCTATGTCGAGAATGCATTCGGTTATCGAGTTTACTTCTTCGACAAGCCGGAAGGCAATATCTTTAATCAGGCCGTTGCAGACATCCCGCAGAGCAGCGTGGCATGTCTTGTGAACCGTATCTGGGCTGCACTGGAAGATAACATTCCTGAAACTGACCTGCAGGTATTGATGCAAGTGCATGACAGTTTGGTGTTCCAATTCCCGACAGCAAAGAAAGCTGAAATGATCGAGAAAGTTTCAGCAATCGGGAATTCGGTTTTGGTGCCCTATTCGGAACCACTGCATATTCCGATGGGGTTGGTGACTAGTGAAAGTTCCTGGGGAGAATGTGGATGAAAATGCCTTTTAAACTTGGGTTGCATGGAAGAAAAGTTCCAGGAAAATATGTCAGAACTTCTAATGCCGCTCTTACCGTTCGTTTTGTTGGGATTGTCATCATAACGGAACTTGCTACATGCTATCACTTCAGAAATTTGTTTGAATTACCTTTAGTTAGAATCGATGGGGATGGGTATGCGAACGTACATTTTCAATCCCCTGAAAACCAGTCCGGTGGAGTGTTACTAGATACTCGACCTATCATACCCTCTTGGTTTTTAGGGCTTTTAGCAGCTTCACTTCTTTGGCTTGTTTTTAATTGATATGTACAGCTATTTTGTCTGGCTTATCCACAACGACGGCGATTTCATCCGCCTCAACATTGCCACCGGATTACGTCCCGCCGACATCAATGTGTGGCTTGACGAATTCTGGAAAGCGGTAGACCTTCGTTTAGAGCAGCTGAAAAGCCCCTATCGAAGTAAAGATTTCTGGCGGTTTCGCATCGCTCTCGATCCCTCTCACCTCGATCCACTAGTGTGGAGTACTGCTAACCCTAACCACCCTCATGGGGCTTTTAAACTGGCTGGAGAATATCCCGGCCGCGCACAGTATAGGAAATTTCAAGCATGAACGGACCTAAAATACGCTGTGGAAAATGCGGTACCCCAGTACTTAAAACAGAGTGGTGGAACGATCCTCTTACACATGATTTTGTGGTTAGAGTTTACTGTCACGGCGAATCAGAGGTGACAAATGTTCCTGTAGAGTTTTTTGCTCGACCTCAAGTAATTGAAGCTATAGCATTCAAGCCAAAGGAGAATTAAATTGAAGATCATTCAAATGCAAATCGGCCAAACCTCCCCCGAAGACTTTCAAGTTTTTGGTCTGGGGGATGATGGAATGCTGTATGAGTGGAAATTCGCCGTAAGAGCGAAAGCAAGACTAATTAAAAAAGATCGATATACCTATCCCAGAGACATTACCTGTTGGGCAGGTGACCCTGAACTGGATAAAAGTCTGATTGCGGCAAGGAAATCTCCAGATGAGTGGGATATCACTTTCCACCCTGGGCAAACTGCTGGGTGGATGCCTTGTGCGAACGAAAAAGTTACCCCGCAGGTTACGGAGCACCCTCTTAAATACCAGAAAATCTAATGCACACCCATGATCCAGAAGAAGATGGCCCTTTTCCGTATCAGATACCAGACACAGTTCGATGGAACAGCAACCTCAAACGCTATGAAGCTTTGTGCTGTCGCTGTAGTCAATGGGGAGAACTTTACTGTGACATAACTGAAATCGAAGGCGAGCATTATGAGCATTATTGCGGCGGTTCGCCTAGGTGCTGCCCATAAAGAAAAAGCCCCTAACTCTGGGGCTTTTTTGTTGCGAATTACTCTACAGTAATCCCGGTAGAAAACTCACTTTTGCAGCGCCTTCGTGATTTGATCAATCAATGCCTGCCGAGCATTCGAATCGATCGATTGGATTTGCGCCCACTCCTCCGGGGTAAACGTCGTGCGACCGGCCGCTTGAGCGCTTTGAATCATCGCCCCAACAGTCTGAATATTCTGCGTGGTTTGTGCCAGCGTAGTCGTCAACTGCACTAGCAAAGACAAAGCTTCAGCAATCGTCATCTAACTTCTCCTCAATAATCCATTCGAAAATACAGGAACAACTCCAAGCACCTCGACCACAAATGCCGCAATCCATCACCGACTCCCAGCGGAAGCTGACTTAGGCAACAGTGCCTGGGCTTGCGTCAGCAGATTACTCGCAGTAGTCAAATAGCTTGACACATCTCCGGAAGGATTCTGCAAAAGCACAGTTTCCCCCGCGTCGAGAGCCGCTCGCGCATCATCCGTGTAGGTGAGCACCTGTTGAGCCTGCGAGGCCGTGAGCGTCCCGGATTGCAATGCCGTTGCGGCCGCATTCCGCACACTCGCTACCGTGCCATACGCATACGCCACAGCTTGCGAAGGGCTTTGCGGAGTGGGCACCCCAAAGATCGAACAACCTGCCAACATCGCTGACAAAACCGCCGCTGCAAAAAGCTTTTTCATACTTCCTCCTTACTGTGCCTTCGGCACATTAGTTACTGTAGTGGTAGTCTGCACAGTTCCCGGAGGCAGTGCTCCAGTAACCGGAGACGCATTCCCCGCACCAAGATCAGGCAAATCAGGAATCTGCTTCGCCAGACCTGCCGCATGCAATGCCTTCACCACCGACCGACCTCCTGCATACACCGCTGCAGCAATCGCCACGTAGGGAGCATATTGCGCAGGCATCTTGTCCAACACCAAGCCCCCAATCGTTACAAGTGTCAGCCAGAACTCGGAGCTGAAAAAGCCCGATTTGGCACTGCCCAGCGTCGTTTGACTTCCTGGAATGTTCATTCAAGTTCTCCTTGACGTAAATCGTTTGCAATTCTATTCATCCTGCCATTTGCGTACTGCGGTTGCTTCAAACTAGCCAGATATTCCAGCCTCTGCGCTAAGAACAAAGCCGTAAATTTCCATCGATCGAACTGCTGCAAGCCTTTCAACGTCACCAGTCCAATCTTCCCATCAGCTGGCACGCCAATCGCCAGTTGCAGCCATTTTGCCGGATAACCTCCGTTATAGGCTGCATCAAGAACCTGCACCGCAGCCCATGTTGGCATGCTATCACAACTATAAGGCATCCAGTACTCTTGCTTAGCAATTTGCTTCGCAGTCTCTTGAGGAAGATCCGGCATCGCTCCTTTGTAGCCCCACCGGCGAGCGACCTTTTCAGTCACTCCCCACATGGTAGCCCCACCGTTATCCACAGTGAAGCCTCCCTCGTTCTTCAGCAGAACCTGCCAGCAAGCTTCAAAGTTTGCCATCAGCCGACTCCTCTACCTTTGCCATGTACTTCCGCAAGGTCTTTTCAATGTATTGCGAACCGACGATGCCCAAAGCACTGCCAACTCCAAGCAAAGAAAGCTCAGAAATTGCTGGAATTTGAATCAGAACCACCCCAGCAATCATCGAAGTCGCCGATCCTAGAATCGCTCGACCAAGGATCAACCTGAACGTGAGTTTTTCGGAACTTGTCAGCAATTTCCCAACTCCTATTACAGCCCCGATTGACACAAGCCCTATTAAGTTTTTTTCCAAATCTTGCATTTTAAGGCCCGAAGAAAAGATTAACCGAACATCGCAATGGAGTAGCGGAACGAGAGGGTTCCAGCCCCCGCTGAAGTCGTCACTGAGAAACTGATTGGTGTTCCTTTAGAAACAAAAACCGGAGCGGTGGGGATGAGTTCCAGAGCAGATCCACCGCCTCCAATTGTCCCGGCCACTTCACTAAAACCATTAACCTGGATCGCAACGGATACAGACTGCCCAGCAGGGACTGCAGGGACAGAGTAAATGTCCCCAAAACGCAGGTATCCGTCAAAAGGAGCTGGCCATGCCGTATTCCCGATGCTGGCATTTGCACCAGCAGCCCCTAGATTTGTTGTCGTACCTTGAGGAACACCAGTTCCTGTAGCTGAAGTCAGTGCATATGCAGAACCATAAGGAGCATATCCGGGGAAACCCTTTGCCCAGCTGGTGATAGTCAAAAACTGGAACATATTCGACCAATCGGCCGAATTCCCCATCGATCCACCTTCCAGAGTGTTTTGGCTGGCTCCATTAACTTCTCTGAAGCAAGACAAACTTCCGCCGGACAGCGAGTTAAACGTCGTCCCCATCCAGTTATTCTGGTAGGAATTGTCGCAAACAATTGCGGACTTCCCAGGATTGACACTTTCGAAGTAGCAGCCGTCGAACTCGTGCTGAATCGAACCAGCCAGGTAGAACAAATCTTGCTGCGCATTGTCGAACGTCACACTGTCCCAACGGCATGCAGTGTTGTTACCTGCGCAGAACACAATGTTCTGCTTCGCATTGTAGATGTGCGAATCAGTGAAAGTTGTAGTAGAAGCTCCACTGGACATGTAAACTCCATAGTTGACGTTGAAGTATCCTTCCATTTGATAGCGAGTGACCGAGGCATCCGAATGGAAAGAACCCAAAGCCAAACCAGCATTACCTGCAGTATGCGAGTAGACTCGAAGGTCTGTCACTCGCACATCATGCGCGTAGGTGGAGGAATTTGGATTGCCATCCAGCTTCACTCCAGAAAACCCAACTGGAACGTTATTAACAAAAATCCGTTCAATGTTCAGGGTCTGAGTGTAAGTTGAATCAAGAAGGTTCGCTGTGCCGAGGCTGCCATCAAGGTATAGATCCCGAATGGTCGCATGCGAATCGAAACAGTTATTGGCCAGAGTCGGAAAGTGAATCCCATTGCCAAAGATTTTGATCTGGCTGGAAGGCCCATCACCATAAAAGCAGAAGTTTTCAACGAACGGAATGACCAATTCCGAACAGAGGTGAACACCTTCAGGAACGTGCCAACTTTTCAGTCCGCTGTTGAGATAGGACTGCATAGCAGCCGTGTCGTCCGTAACACCGTCCCCAACAGTTCCAAAGGTTCTGGAGGTGATATGTTCCGTAGAGGCAAGCAGAAGAATCGTTCCGCCCGCAGTGACGATTACAGTTCCGCCGTTGTCGGTTGCCACTGTGCCAGTGGGCGCAACAACGTACATGTTAGCAGCGCCATCTCCGACCCTGTGATAGCCTCGCGTAGACAGAAAGGCACTAGGAACTGTCGTCAATGCACGCAGATCAGCAATTGTATCATGATAACTGATAAGCTTCAGATTCGTGGCAAGCTGATCCCCATTAGCCGGGAGATTATTTCCGTCCCCAAGCACATTCCAGAGCAAGTTCGAGACTGAATTCAGCCATGCCGCTGTGATCGGAGTCTCAGGGCTGTAATCAATAAAAAGAGGTGCCGGCATAAAGACTCCAATTAGATGATTCCGATCTCTGTATCGACAGGAGAGCGACCGGGAAGATTGACATCATTCGGGATCAGGGGATGATCTCCGATTTCCAGATTATTATATGATGGGATCGAGCAGCCTGGGACAGCAAAAGACGGCAGACAGTTCACACCCTCTAGAGTGCAGTTAGGACGTCCGGCTTCCGGCTGGCTCGGAAGAAAAGAGTTGTTGTAGTAAGAAGGAATTGCGCAACCAGGAACTGCCCAGCTGGGGATGGAGTTCTTCCCCCGCAAAGTGCAAGAACTCGGAGCAGGCACCCAAGTTTCTGGCTCCTTCTCTGGACGAGTCCACGGAGCAGCTTGATCATCACGAACTCCGCGAAGAAAGTCCTGCGGATTGCGGATTTCCTTATGATGCTTGCAGACGCGAAGGCCATTCCACGTCAGCATCGCGTCACCAGACTTGTTCTTCGCTCCGCAGAGGTCGCAGAAAAAGTTCCACTCACCAGAGCGGTAGTAGTCAGCCTTACCCATTGCATTTCTCCCCGTGATTACTATGGATTAATCCCGGTAAATTACACATCGGCTCCAGCGCCATCAATCCAACCCGTAGTAGAAGCTGACCAAGCATAGATCGGACGTACTGGAGTTAACGAAGAATCGATAGCTGGAGTGCCGTTTGGGGCCCCTGCCGGTCGAGTGGCTGTCGTCACCACAGGAAAAGGCGGAGTGCTGACCAGCACATTAGAAGCTGAACTCAACCTACCTTTAGTATCCACAGTGAATTGCGCTACATGAGTCGAATCTCCATAAGTTCCCGCAGTGACTCCGGTAGGGCTCAAGTTAAGCGTCAGTGCAGCATCTCCAGTAGCACTTGTCGAAGAATTCCCTCCGACATCATTTCCTGTATTCACTGAAATGGACGTCACTGTAGCCAGCACTCGATTCCGCAGCGCATTCAACCACCGAAAATCTTTAAAGCTTTCAGAGTTCGCGGGAGGGACTGGTGGTGGAGTTTGTCCCGGACCAGGGATAGGAGTCGGCATAAAAGCTCCTCAGAAAACCCAGCTGGTACAATAACCGTACTTTTGCAAAATCGGCAGCTGCTTCTCTAACCGATCTCCTATGTCATCCCGAACCATAGGGCTGTTCGGAATTTCAAACTTCCCTAAGTTTTCGTAAGCATCCTTTTTCGCCACGCTGACCGTAGGTCCAGTGCCAGTGACCACGCAAGCATAAGAACCTGCGGTAACTAACATCTCTTCGGGCTCCCCATTCTCTCCGATTCCCATCCCCAGCATCATCTCGCAAGGGTGGAAGTTATAGCGATTGTGGCGATCAATACCGAATATCGGAAATCCCTCTGTTTCGGGCGTAGGCACATGCTGGAACGGATACTCGGGGATCGCGCACACTACCCCACATGCAATCCCCGGGGCCGGTTGGAACGTGTCTCGACCTTCCAAAGCATCCAGCATCCAGTTACACACATCCGGATGCAGAACCTGCTGAATCTGGAACAACGGCCAACCATGCCGACAAGTGAATTCCAAGGGGTTGAGCAGCCCCTTGCGCTTGCCCTCCAGACCAACCATCACCGCCACATCGATATAGCCAGTAAAACCCTCTCGGATGAGTCGAGCCTCCAGCGGAAGCAGCAGCTCCTGAGCCAATTTCGATTCTTCTGCAGTGCAATATTTCATCACAGTGCCCTGCTCGCCGGTATTTGGCCCCCAATCCCCCGACATAAGCTTCTTGAATTCGAAGTTTTCGAGAAAGTGCGAGAGGAAGCCGTTTCGTCCGACCCAACCACCGACAGCCACTTCAATTCCAGGACAGAATTCCTGAAAAATAAACGGAACGGTTTTCGCATGCTTCTTCCAGTGCTGAAGCATGAACAGCATGTCTCGTGCACCTTTGGAAACGTAAGAGAGGGCTTTGTCTACATCCGCAGAAGGTTTGCAGACATATCGAACATCCCAATTGGCTTTCTGGTGAGCAATGGCTTCATTGAGATTTTTGAAGGGGATCGAGGGTAAGCATTCAATTCCAGCTTCTTTCAGAACATCCTGTCCCTTCTGTCGATCCAATTCCCAACTAGTGACCTCAACATTAGAGGTGAAGATCGGAAAACCTTGCTTTCGATAAGCCTCCAGCTCCCTCATGTACTTGCAGTTGTCACTCGCGAGAATGAGATCGGCCCACTTCATAGAGCTTTGCCAGGAGGGGACTTTCTTCAGAAGCCCATCTCCGACCTTGAAGCGATTGCCAGTTTTATCTGGGCCCATGAAAACTCGGACCTCATGGCCCTGAGCTTCGGCCCGCAGAGCAAAGTCCAGAAAGGAGGCAGTGGCATCGATGCAAAGGATCTTCAAGGAGGGCTCCGCGAAAGCTAGTTGTGCTATGCCCGGAGCATACAGGAAGGAGAGGAAGAGAGGGGAGACTGATGAGGAGTTTTGTGCGCAAATTACTATGGAGTAATCGCGGAGGAAAACTCTAATTATAAGTATACGGCTGTTGCTGCTTTTGCTTTTTCTTTCGGAAGCACAAACATCCGTGCGGATCTCTCCCACGGGTGAATTTGCTTCTGCGTCTACTAGCTTGATTTCTTTTAAGCCCCTTCAGGCATCAACCTGAAGCATCGCCGTCAATCTATATACTGGGCTCCACTCTGCTGCTACAGACGCAGACATTGACATCCAAGTTGAGGGAGCGGGATCTAGGGACTTGGAAAGTCAAGGGGATCAGCCTCGACCCCTAGCCCCGCTGAGTATGTATAGTACGGAAACCGCCGGAGGATGTCAACAGTTTCCGTACTTTCATTTCTCGTGCAAATTACTCTCGATTAATCCCGGCACGAAACCCCGCTGCAGTCCCCAATGCCGCTAAAATATGCTTTTGCGCCAGCGTCAGGGCCGGTTTTCCGCTTTGCGCCCGCAGCAGCCTCTGCACATCCTGCTCCAGCTGCTTCATTCTTTCTGGAGGCAGCATCTTTCCATCCTCCAGCATCGGTTTCAGCCGCTCCGTCCAGGTCTTCTGCAGGGTCTTTTCTGTCATGCTGGCAGTCAGCTGCCGCACGCTTTGCTCCAGTTGCCGCTGACCTTCTGGAGTCTGGCTCGCAATCCTGGCAGCCAGCCGCGTTTGCGCGGGCTTCCCATTCAGCAGCAAATCCCGAATCGCCTCTGGCCGCTCACCGCCCTGCAGCATCTTCTGCAGATCCACTGCCGGCTGTGCTGCTGCTTTCGTAGCTGCTTCAGCTTGCTTCTGCCCCGTCTCCAGCACTCGTTGCTGCGAAGCTACACTACCTTCTCCGATCTGCCCTGCCCTGCGAATCGTTTCGGCACGCTCCGCCGAAGCTGCCTTTTGCGCTTCCGGCACAATTCCTTCAGCTTGCTTTGCAAACTGCCCTGCACTTTTCTCCACCTTTCCTGCAGTTTGCTCAATGCGCTGCAGCTTTTGTGAGTAGCTCTGCACATCCTTCTGCAGCCCCGGCACCTCCCGCATCCAGTCCCTGTTCTTCTGCATCCAGCTCTCGACCTGCTTGCTGCTCATGCCTCGAAGGCTCTGGCTGACATAGCTCCGGGCAGTCCGATCCACCAATCCCGGATTTGTCAGCTCCGCCAGATCTCGCACGCTCTGCTGACTGCTGAAGAACTGTCGAGGCAGCCCTTGCGGATCAGCTGCAAACCTCTCCGGATCAATTCGATCCAGTGCAGTTGCTTTTCCAGCCGCACCGACTTGAAATCCCTTTGCAGCTGCAGTTCCTTCCTTGTAGATGTTCTGCATCTCTTGCTGCAGGTTCTTTCCGCCGACCTCTCCGACAAACTCCTGCTGAGCTTTGCTAATTTGCGCGTAAAGCTTCGCAGCCAGATCCTTCCCAATGGCACTGTAGCCTTCCACATCCCTGTTCGCAACAACATCGCCCAGCCGGCGGCGCACTTGATCTAGAGCTTCGAAGCTAGTTTTGAACTGCTTTCGAATGGGGTTGCCTGCGGCATCCAGCATGCCAGTGTCCACCGACTTTCTAGTGATCGCGTCCTGAATACTTTCGTAGGCTTTCCTCACCCCAGGATCAACCACCCCGACAAACCCACTTCTCGTCGGAGAAAGTTTGCTCTGAATTTGCTTCTGCAGTCCTTGCAGCGCCGGAGTTTGGTCAATGCTCTGCCCTGCCGCTTCTTTTTGCTGCACCAGTGCATCTCTCTGCCCTTTCAGGGCAGCGTAGGCATCATTTCTTGCCTGCAGCGCTGCTTGGTGTTGAGCGCCTACCTGTTGCTGCAGCTCTTTGCCAATGTCCGAAAGTTCCTTTGGCTGGCCAACTACTCGCAATGCCGGCTCCGCTTGTGCCAGCACCTTTCCAGCCGTTTCCATCCTTCCTTGACTGATTTTGTTAAGCTGCGCGGCCCGTTGGCGTGCCTCGGCGACAATTTGCGATGCTCGGGTTTGGCCGTCATCGAGAACCCGTTGCGCGGCGCGGGCATCGGCGGTGCCCACATCCGCCGCACGTTGCCGGGCCTCCGCCAGCACCTTCTGCCCCTCCTGCTCAGCAGCTTTGATTTCAGCATCTGCTCCACTCTGCAAAGCTTGATGCAGAGCATGCTGCGGCACCCCAGCTTCCTCCATCCCGCGCAAAGCTGTGGCAGCTTTTGTCACAGCTGCGCTTTGCATGTCCTTTCCTAGCAAAGTTCCGACAGCGTTATAAAGTCCGCGCATCTTGCTGGCTAGGAGTTGCGCTCCCGGCGTGGCAAAGCCTGCCGCAAAACGAGCAGCATCAGCAACTGCAGGCGGCGCACCAACCTTTTCAGCTACCTGACCGGCGGTTTCAGAAGTAGCGCCAGAAACAGCGCCCGTAGCTGCCGCAGCAAGTCGAGCCCCCCGAGCCGCTTCTCCGGCAGTCATCAGCATCCGTCCTAACACCGGCCCGACTTCCGGAATGGCGCTAACGGCAATGCCCGCTCCAGTCAAAATTTCCGGAGACATCGCCCCTAAAGCCCCGCCCATGACAGTACTGGTCCCAATTTCCTTTGCGGCTTTCTGCAACCAAGGAGACATCTCGGGAGGCTTTTTAGAGCTTACCCAATCCGGAGTCTTCAGAGCCTCAGCAACCCGCTCTTTAACTGTGGGGGTTTGGGGCTGCGATTGAGGACTTTGTGCGCTTTGCGATTGCCCCTCGACAGGTTGCGCGGTCCCGCTAGAAAGTTGCTGTTGCAGTATCTGAAAAGCTTGCTCTTGGGTGCTACCCTCAGGCCCGGTGATGTTGTACTGCTTTCCGTCAGGAGATTTGAAAGTAAATTCTGGCATAACTTTTCCTTATTTCACAGTGACGAACCAGCCCGGCGGAAGGGGGGGCGCGTTGTAAACTCCGCCACCAGTTCCACTCCCCGGCATTCCGGCAACAGCACTTCCTTGCCCTTCCTGCGAAAGGTCAACGTCCTTCACCTTTTCCAGCAAGTTTCGGTAGCTGCCCTGAGACTTACGTAACTGTTCGGCTTGTTTGCTACTTGCAGCTGCAAGAACTTGCTCCGGGGTTGGGAATTTTTTCAGTTCTTCCATAGTTTGGTCCCACTTTCGGGCTACCGAAGCATCAGACGGCTTTGGCGTGGCTTCCATTCGAGTGAGAACAATTTGTGCGCCTGTAGACAGCTTGTAAGCCGCTTGCAATTGCGTATCCCCCGCTACAGGGGTGATTTGATTCTTGACCTCATCAATAACAGACTGATTCGCACCGCGCCCGCCCCCTAGGGTCATGACCCGGCTCAATTCAGTCGCCAGACCCGAGGAACTGGTACTAAACATCTGCACCTGCTCTGGAGTCAGTGCATTAGTGCCGGATTTTGCGATAGCATCAGTGAAGCCCTTATCAGTCATGTGAGCGAAGGGGCTTTGCGTAGTCCCAGCTCCGAAGCGGGCCATTTGGCCGAGATTTCGTGCAGCTTCAGCCGCCGCACCGCCGATAGCAACAACATTATTTTCCTGCGTGGCGGTGATCTTCTGCCCAAGCTTCACATAACGGCCATCAGAGGCAAGTCGCTCCCCCTTCACATTGCCGTTAGGGTCCCACTGATAGGTAGCGCCAGCGATATCCAAGTGCGGTGGGGCTCGATTTCCCGCCTCATCCCGACGAAGGCCAATCATTTGCTCACGCAAAGCTGCATTTTGCTGCATACTCTCTCGGCGCAAGGCGACATTATCTGCGTGAATAGCCCACTGCTCTTCACGTCGAGCTTTCATGTCGGCGGCTTTTTGCACGAAATTCGCTCGATCCTTGCTGGTCATGCCTGCGAGTTGCTGCGAATTCGCCCAAGCTTTGAAAGCTGGAGTGCCCGCAACAGGAATGGTCGCAGGATTTTGCCCAGCGGCAATAGCTTTTCGAGCAAGGTCATTTGCGCCTTCGGCTGTGGGGTTTTCAGCATAGGACTGTGCCGCAGAGCCGAGATCTTCCTTTGCTTTTGCTTGTTGTTGTGCAGCGTAAGTTGCCTCTTCCCTAGCTTGTTGCTGGGAAGAGTGCGCCAAGCTGTTCATCTCAGTCATCGAAGCGAAGTCACCCGAAGCCGCAGCCAATCCAGCAGCTTTGGTGAACATCTTTGCCTGATTTTGCGGTAATGCCGCATCCGCACCTTCAAGTTGCATTTGCGAGGAAATGAAATCTCCCAGGTCTTTTTCCGTCTTGACCTGCTGCTGAAGTTTTTGTGCTTGAATGCCCTGCATGAGAGCTTCACTTTTCAACAGAGAGGTGCGAGCCTCTTGCTCCTGGAAGTTTTGTCCCGCGATGAGGGAGTTGCCATATGCAAGCCCCAGACCCTGCAGGAATCCGCCAAAATTAGCCATGATTTTCCCCTTAAACGCCGAAACCGTAGCTCACGCCATAGCTAGGGTCGGAGACACCGGAATTGAAGTTGTAGGCATTGGAACTGCCTCCACCTCCGGTAAAGGTATATCCGGTGTTACTGCCACTACTGCCGAAGAGGTTATTGAATCCGGAAGTGACAGCAGAGCCAATCTGGCTGGAAACAGCTCCCGCTGCAGATTGGTTAGCGGTGTTCTGATTTTGCAGGATGGAACCTGCAGCACTCGGGCTGCCAATGTTCGCTCCAGCAAGTTGCGCCAGAAAAAGTTCCTGATTCTGCAGTTGAGTGGAGGCGAAGTTTTGCCCCTCTTGATTTAGGGCAGAAAGTCGATTCCCGGAGTTGAGATAACCGGAAGAGGCCATCTGTCCATTGACTGCATTCAGCCCCTGCTGCAGTTGAAATTGATATCCTGGAGTGCTTGTAATGGAGCTGGGATCGGACACCAACTTCGAAAGCTGATCCTGGTATTGAGCCCGTTGGGAAGCAAAAGGGTCAGCGGCAGCGGCTGCCGAAGCAGCCCCACTGTTACCACTCCCAAGTACCGAACCAACAGCAGAGGAAGCTACTCCTCCGACCACTGCTCCTGCAACCGCGCCAAAACTCATTTTGTTTCTCCTTGTCTTGCCGCAGTCCATTGCTCCGAATGGTCTACGAACAGTTCTTCGATCTTGGCTGGATCGGTTTCGTCAGTGACGAGGATATTCTGCCAGATTGTGTCAGTTAAAGCTACGGCAGCTTTGCGACCAGGGCTGCCGACAAAAAAGAAGGGAGCTTCCAGAGTTGCCCAACGGTTTTCAGAGCAGACTCGAATCAACCCTTTGACCAGCATGTTCGCCAGAGGTTTTTTATGCGCATGCCCGATGAGAAAGGTTCCTGCAGGGATATGCAACTCTCGAATACAAAAACCTGGCCCGAAGAGATGCACGACAGGCAAATCCATCTGTGGGTTTTGCAGCATCAATCGTTCAGCTTCCTCCAGGTTACCCTGACCTGCGGCATGGAGAGCTAGAACCTGCCGGGCACCGTTCCAGAAACTTTCGGACTCTGGAGAAAGGAGATTTCCCACCGTGATTACTCCATGTTAATAACGGTAAATAACTAGCTGGACAACAGCGTTACGTCCAACTTCCCATCAGCCAACCGCAATGGCGTGTTATCCTGATGAGTCATTCGATAGGCTCTCCGGCGGAATCGTCCAGCCCGCTGAATCATCTTCCGGGTTGGCAGACAGCTAATGACTTTCGCACCTTTCCAGGTTTGGTAGTCATCATCGCTGAAATCCAGAGTGAAGCTTGTGTTGCTATTGTCCCCAAGGAGAAAGAGGCTGGCAATCCGCTTATAGTTGATGGTTCCGTAGTCATAAATGGCAGTGACTGCCTGCACATTAATAACTCCACCAAGATCTTGATAGAGGTTGGGCAGCATTTCCAGCAAATTACCGGTAGCGGTGGATTGAAGGTAGTTCTTTCCTTGCCCATTGAGGTAATAAGCCCCGACAAAAGCCGTTTCCACGCCATTAACCATGGAGGTCCACTGATACCACTGATTTCCGCCTACGTCATACACAAGCGTGACAGCAAGATCGGCGAATGTAATCACATAAAAGCTGTGACCGACGATGCGAATTCCAAAAGAATAGACCTTGTTGAGGTTACTGAGTTCAGTGATCTTGTCGACAAATGGAGTAGAAATAACTTGCATTTCCAGTCCATTGATCATGATGAAAACTCGACCAAGCTTCGAGTCTTGGGCAAGAAAAAAGCTCAGATCAGTCATTTCGACAACCGAATCTCCCGCAGCAAGCCCCGAGGTCCAGCTCGCATTAGTCACAGGACCGAGCTGAGTTCCTTGCGTCGTATTTCCATTCGCTGCATTGGCGTCGTAGTACATTTGCACACCCCGATCATAGTAAGCAACGAGGTAATTCAAGTGTCGATAGAGTCCCTTGGCAACGCCTAAGGTGAAATCAGCTTGAATGAAGTTCAGTGCAGGCCAAGTAAGAGGATCATCGATGTTACTGCCACGCACATTTCCGCTGGTTCCAGGCGTAGCGTCCATGACATAGATAATACCCCCAAGTTCGCAGATACCTGGAGCTGTGGTAACCGGATAGTTAGCATCGGTTACTTTTGTGAAAGTGCCTCCACTGCCGTCGCTATTTCCTGCAAATTTCCACAGTCCGGAAGCGCTTTTGATCAAAGTGGTTCCATAAGGGACGTCATTGACGCTGTAGTAAGCTTGCCCAAAAACAGTAACCGAGGGAATAGCTACAGTTGTCCCGCTGATAACATCAGTAACTGCGTCGTTGACAATGCTGTAGCTTCGCCCATTGCAGTTGAATGTCCCCTGCGGGGTTCCTGACTGCGCTCGATCGACTTGCATTCCCGGGCGTTTCACCAGAGTGTTTCCATTTTCGGTGACTTCAATAAAGCAGTTCACCATTTTGGAATCCTTACTCAGCGTTCCGTCACGGGTCGAAATCGGATGGCAGAGAGAGAAGGTCTGTTGCGGCTGGATTGGGGATTGAGCTTGACTCGGCACAGTTTACCTCGCCATCTTTTCTGAAGGGGTGAAAAACACGGAAGCATTTTCCTGCGTCCACTGCGCATCGAAGAAACGCTGTTTAAAGCCTACGGCTTTACTGTTGATTTCCTTGCGCTCGTCGGGAGGCAAGCGGTATTCCAAAGCCAGTTCATCAAGCAACTGCCAAATCAACATCCTAGCAGCTTCCTGAGGAAAGTCCATGTTAGAGGTGAGGCTGGGGACGTCGGCAATCTGCCTCTGCACAATCACATGAATTTCATGGAAGTTATCATTAGGAACGTTGTAAAGTGTCAGAGTCCCTGCACCGAGCTGAGAGTCGTACCAGACTTGGTTGGGGACGCCCGGAGTAAATTTCTGCCCCAAGGTGATCCAGTCAAAGCGGCTGATCAGCATCAGTGTAACGTCATTGCCAGGAGTTTGTCCGGTTAAATCCAAAGTTCGAATGTAAGCCGCCAAAACTTGGGGAGGCAGTGGCATACCCATAATCTGGCTGAGATTGTAGGTAGCTTGCCCCGGAACAGTTCGAAAAGACACATCTTCAGTGCACCACAAAGTCGGGCCTTCAATCGCCAGATCCTTTGCAATAACATTCAGAGCTTCCAGAGCATCCGCCAGACGATCTGGAGGGATGGGCTCATCTTCGTCATAAGCTCCAGTTTTTCTGATGACCGACTCAGCAATCTGCTGCGCCGTCATGCTGAAGTTGTAAGTGTTTGCCATAACAGCGTTCCAGAAGAAAGGGGGCAAAGCCCCCTGTGAGTTAGATCTTTTTCACCTTTCGGGGTGATTTTTCCTTCATGGCTTTAGTGCTTCTGGGTTTCATCATAGCAGCTCCAAGGGCTGCTGCCCCAGATTTCACCGCTTTTGGGGAGATTTTCTTTCCCCTAGCCTGAGTGATCTTTCTCGTATGTGCGGTCATCGCGCACCTCCAGAATAAAGCAGCCCTTCCTTCACCATCTCCAGCACGAGGCTGAAAACGGAAGTGCCGCTACTGTAGCCAGTTGAGGACAGCCACACGCTTCCATCAGTTCCTACAGCATTGTTCCGCAGACCTTCGAAGTCCACGAAACTCATGCGACCGCGCCCTGCAAGAGGCAGAATGGGAGTGATGGGACCGGCCCCATTGCCCCAAGAGAGGATCAATTCAAGGCCATCCGCAATGGAGTAGTCAATGTGATCCAAGCGTGCGAGAGGCGGATTGTTACCATCGCTGCCCGTCACCTTAAAGGTGGTAGCTGGAGTGACAATCAGCGTGTTTCCTAGATTCGATGTATCGAGAATTCCAGTGATTTTCACCACCAGATTTCTCGGTCCATCGATCAAGGTCTGCGTCGTGACAGAATTTGCCATATCTGCCTCTGATTAGCGGTGCTGCGCGGCCACGAAAAAGTCAGTGGTCAGTGTGCGAGCAGCTGCAGTGGTGGGGATGACCGCATAACCAGCTTGCAGCAACCCGGTCGGAATGTTCAGGTTCTGCAAGGCTCCATTGAGCTGGAAATAAGCAGAAGCCACATAACCGTCAGGAGCCCCAGGATTCGTGACGCCGTTGGTGATTGCTCCAATGGTGCCGACGTCCGGAGTGCTGCCCGTGGTCGGGTTCCAAAACGCAAAACAGTTTCCTTGAGTGTCGACTTCAATACCAAGTTCAATTGCAGTCGCTGCAGCAAGTTTGCAGGCAGTCGGGAAGGGGAATTGTTGCAGGCCCGATGCATTGCGAACGTTCAAGAAAAGATTCCCTGAGGTGTCGCTGGTGATGAAAATTCCCTGAGCAGCCGCAACTGGAGTAGCAAAGAAGCCAATCTGCAAGGTGCCCAACAGACTGTCTACCTGACCAGACCATTTGATGAACATGCGCTTGCCATTTACTTGGAAAGCTGCCGGAGTTGATGCGGATTGCGGGGTGCTTGCAACAGCCCCAGAAGTCAGCAAAGCTTGTCCGCCGAGAGCCGAAGCAACTGCGGTGAGAGTTCCACCGCCAGCGAGGGTCAACGAATTAAGGTCTCCGGCATCGAGGTACTCCAGGCTGATCAAAGCTGCAAACGTCGGATCGGGGAAGTGGGCGTTACCGAGAGTTTGCTTCGGAGAAGCGTTCGTCAGCCCGTGCGGGCTGCGGGAAGTTTGCGAAAGAGTCGCGGGCATTTGAAACTCCTGAAAAAGTAAGGGGGAGCTGAGATCAGGTTAGCAAAAACCTTTTCTGATAGCTCCCCCTGATGGGGTGGGATTTCCTACCGCAATTACTCTAAAGTAATCACGGGAAGAAACTCACTGTTTAAGCTGCGTTCGAACCGTACAGACCGCGAGGGTTAGCCCACAGGAACGTGTAGCGTTCGTATGCGCCGACCTTGTAGTTCCGGGTATCCGAGTCATTGTCTTCCCAGATTTCCAGCTCTTCGCGCTCTTGCCAGATCATCCCATCTTGGATGTTGGTCGTAATGAACCACGGACCTGCTGCCGTCAGGTAGGGATTGCTGACAACACCACCTTGAATCAGCCCTTCAGTGTTGATCGGGTTGATGTCGTTGTTGTTGTTGCCAACGGCCTTCGACGTTTTCAAGATCCGGTCAGCATTGAACTTGTTGTTCGGATGGACAATCAACTTGTCCCCCGCCAGAGGTTCGATGTAACCACGATCATCTCGGGCCTGCATCATCAGGATGAGCATGTCTTCGACCGCTGCTTGCGACAGCGGAGCATCGACAGCCATCTTGTTCTGCCAGAAGCCAGAGGTGAAATTCGGATGCGCTGCATTGAGCAGGGAGACACCGTCACCACCAGCATAGGTGTTGTTGAAGGCCCGATTAAAAACGTTCGTCCCGTTGATGTTCTTCGTTTCGCGGAAGGCTCGGCGAAGCTTTTCAACTCGACCTTGGGTCAGCTTCACGTAGAGATTATCCTTCAGCTCTTCATGAGTGATGATGATGCCCAGGCCATACGCGACGTTCGTACCACGCGTCACGAAGCCTTGTTGCATACCATCATAGCTGATCGGGGCCGATTCCGGCTTGTACACCGCCAGACCCAGACCAATCGACTGCACGTACTCTTCGTAGTTCTTATCCGAATCGTACTTGCGGAACATCATGGGCCAGTATTCGGGTGCCGAAGGGGCTGCCGAATCCCACCATGCCTTGACCCCTTCCCAAAGTCCCTTGGGGTAGGAACCAGTATTAACGACGGAAGATGCCATCGCTGTTCTCCTGTGATTCTACGCAGAGTTGTTCGGAACGCTGTGTCCGGATTCCGCTGGTTACATGAAAGTACTGCTGCGATGGCCTTAAACGCCGGCCGTGTTGCCCATCAGTTCGTGCTGGTTGAACTTCACCAGCCAGTTTGCATAGGCCTGTCCGAGAAGGTTGTTCGGCTTTTGCACCAAACCAACGATCTTCAGATTCAGGCTTTGCGTAGTTGCTACGCTGCCCGTGTTCAGAACGGTAGCCGAATTTTGCTGCGGTGCCGTTGGATTCGCAACAGTGAAGCTGGCGTTCTTGTTAGCAGCAGTGCCAGTCAGAACATTCAGTCCATCATCTTGAATTTCGAACAGCAACTGCGGATCGTCAGCAACAATCACCCAATAGGCTTGAAGCTTCGTAGCCGGAATGTTCTGAATCGTCAGATCCAGATTAATACCGACAAGGCTGGGGTTATTCGGAGTCTGGCGCAGGCAACCCATGATGACGCCACGCACCGTATCCGTACCAGCCGCTTTCGTGATGGCAGGAAGGCCATTCGGGTCCGAACCGGCAACACTTTTCACAGCATCGCCAACGTTGTACTGGTTCGTATCCGTCTGGGGGATGTAATAGAGATTTCCGCCTCCATTCCACGCAGCTCCATTCAGGTAGCGCGAGGGGCGAAAGCCTTGAGGTCCGACTGCATTCGGCATTTGTGCCTCCCAAAAGGGTTAAAAGAAAAACGGGGGTCGGCACTGACCCCCTTCCGTCAACCTTACTCGCGGCGCTGTCGCGCTTTTTCGCTGAGTTGGTATTCGTGGCGGTAGCCAGTGTCAATCTTCGAACGCATATGCTTCAAGCTTCGCATACCGGCTTTCTCGTCCGGTTCTTCAGCTTGCTGTCGAATTGCCCTGTCTCTCTCATCAGCCAGGTCATATCGTTGTTGCTCAATCTGCGCCCAGACATCTTCAGGAACTTTCAACAGATAGGCTCGAAGTGCTTGCCCATCGCTGCGAGTGCCCTTTACGAAGCGGCTGATTGCGCTGCTGATTTCCTCATCAGGAACAATCTTCGCTTGCTTTGCGTAGAGTTCGTCCTGAGTTACGAAATCAAAACCTTGATGAAGTCGCGATTCGATTGCGCCGTTGTCATCGTTTTCCCAGACAAGCTTGTAGCCAGGGATCGAGCCATGAACGTGCAACTGAAGATTAACTTCCAAACCTCCCAGGTGCGGGTCACGCTCTCGCGGTTCGGTACCTTCTTCGCGATTTTCGCGGAGTGAGCGACCTTGCCGACGAGCTGCTAGGAGACGATTCGTATCTGCAACGGGAGCACGCTGAAATGCATCTGCTGCAGCGTTCGTTGCCGGGGTTTCTTGGGGCATGATTTAATCCAAAAAAAGAGAGAATGGGAAGAAACTTACTTCTTAGCGGCAGTCTTGTGAATGCGCGGACCTTCGGAAAAGTAATTTTTGAGGAACTTTTCTTCAGTGGTCCAGCCCTGACGAATGCCGAGTTCCATCATGGCCAGATCCTCCGGGGGGAGATCAGACTTAGAACGGCCAGAAGAAGCTCTATTGTGTGAGCCGCTGCCGGCAACACTGCCACGATCCGTAGGGTTGCTTCGACCTTCGTTGAAGTAGCGGGGGAAAGCTTCTTCCATCTTTTCGCGAAGGATTTTGAGGAAAGCCGGGCCGCGTGCGGTTTCACCCGCTTGAATGAGTTCGTTGGCAGTTGCGAAAGCGTATTCACGCATAGGGCGGCTGTCTCGCATCCACTGATTGCCGTCACTGATCCAATTCAGCAAAGCCGGATTTTCAGTGTAACCATTCTCATCGATACCATGCTTCGGATCAATGGCCCCTTTGCTCGGATCAGTGTTTCCACTGCCGGGGCCGTACTGAGGTTTGCCACCTTCATCGGAAGGAGCCTTTTTAAGGTTACCCCGCTCTTCAGTGAGCAGCTCAATTCGATCGGAGATCGCATCGGCATGTTCGTCATTACCTTCGCGAATAGCTTCACGCTCTTGCCGTTTAAGGTCTTTGATCAGAGAAGCGATTTCGGCGTCACGCTGCTCGATTTGCTTCTGCTGAAATTCCGCGAATTGCTTTGCGGTGCCCTGGAATTCAGACAGTTGCGTTTTAAGGCGGTTGATTTCCGACTGCAGACCGGATTTTGTCTCTCGACCGACTCGAAGGAAGGTTGATGCATCCTTCCACTGATCTTCAGGGCCCTTGAACTTGTGCTTCGGCACCCAGCCTTGACGAGAGGCTTCGAGTTCTTGTTCGCGCTGGAGGGCATCAGCGTCGCCGCCACTAGCACCTCCCACATCATCAATTTCTTCATTGCGGAAGCGCCGGGCCAGCAATTTCTGCATCAAAATCGACATACAATTCTCCACTAAGGGAACTACAGGGGTTATTTGCCGGGATTACAACGGATTAATCCCGGCGGAAAACTCAACTTTTCAGGTAAGTGATCTCGGGGCCGCGAATCAGCACACGCGGAGGAACGACAGCAACACCAAAGAGGTAATCTTCTGCAGTTTTCTGGAGTTCCTTTCGCAGCTCCTTCATCAGATGCTCTAGATCTTCCGACACGATCGATCCGGTGTCAGGAAGCTTCACCTCAAAGTTAACTTGCGTGCTCATTCAACTTCCTTGATCGGGGTGATCACATCAAGATCGCTGATGAAGCGATATTTTTTGCCGTCCACCGGGCTGACATGGAACTTACCGACATACATCCCGATAAGGATTTTGTCGCCGACTTGGCAGTAGTCGGTGCTTTTATCTGACCATGCATCAGGTCCGATCTCCAGCACGCGGACCACTACCGAGCGCTGCTCTTCAGCATCGACAGTCTTGTCGACAAGAACAATCCCGCTGGCAGTTTTGCGCTCAACTTCTACGGGTTCGACAAGGATGCGGTGGCCGGTGGCGTGAAAGCCGGAAGTATTAGCAGGGTTTGGGCCTTTACCTTTACAGCGCCAGCCGGGCTGAAGGTATTCCGGATAGTTCGAATCAGTTTGCTGAGGCTTGCTTTCACGCTGTTTTTTCCTGAGTTCAGATTCAGCTTGAAGCCAGGCTGCGGTTGGGTTGCTACTCATGCTTTCTTCCCCTTCTCAGTAATGGAATGCGCTGCACTCTCAGCGCTTTCTTCCAGGTTAGTGATAATTTCGTCCAGAGTTTTCACTTGCGCCAGAGCCTGCCCATTGAGATGCAAGGTTTGATCTCCGTTTTCTCCAATGAACTGCTGTCTCGACCAAGCTCGCATAATCTCTCCCCGATCTTCATCGAGACTAGATATAAAAGCTTGAGTCAAAGGGCTCCGATACCACTGCAAAAAGTCTTCCGGACCATAATCTTCAGGCATCCTCATGCTGCACCTCCGTTAGAACCAGCACTATTTTGCCCTGCCTGCCCATCTGCTGGTGCCAGATTTTCTCTTTCTGCGGCTTCTTCTTGCATCATCCGGTCATGTACATCCAGCAGCATCTTATGGTGTTTGCTTTCGATGTCTGTCCGGGCATTGAAGCCCTTCAGCATCATGTCAGCTCCGCGCAACAGCGTATCATTGTGAAGCTTCATAGCTCCGATTTGAGCATTGATCAAAGCAATCTTCTTACTGACATCTGCTCCATCAGCATCAGCCAAATTCTTTTCCGCCTTACTGCGCAGCTCCAGAATCTTCGCTCGATTAAGGGCGACCTGACTCTGCATCTCCACAACCTTCAGCATCATATCATCTTGATGCTTCTGCTGTTCGAACTGCAGCTCCGCCTGCGCTTGCTGGACCTTCGGATCAACCGGCGGTTTAACAGCGCGAGAGCCGTTCGGATCGGGGAAGATTTCCTCTACATTCCATTCTTCACTTTCCAGCCACTTACGAGCAACAACTGCTTTATCCCACAAAGCGCCAAGCGGAGACATTGCGGCATTTACAAGCCTGTTTGCCCGATCACGACGCTGTTGCCCGCTGATTACCGAAGGATCTGCAGCCGGACGGGGTTTCAACCCACCTTTCAGGTAGTCATCTGGAGCAAGAATCGCATCAGGGCCCTGCGTCAACTCCCAATACCTAGGGCTGTGGCGGAAGTAAAGCTTATTGAGGTAGTAGAAAGTTGCCAGTTCCTCCCGGAAGCTGCGATACATACGAGCGTAGATGCCAGAGAAAAGCATCATGCCCTGTTCAACAGTGGTTTGTGTAGTGGTAGCGGGGGTGTTCTGTCCGGGAGCTACACCAGTCATGATGTCAGTAGCCGAACTGATGCGCTCTCCATACTCAATCAGCACTCCGAGAAGGTTGAACAGCACCTGCGAGGGCTCTTTCACGGGCAAAGGTACGATGCTCTTTCGAAGGTCATCTCCCTGCACATCAATAGGTTTCCACTCAAAGGGGTCGAAGCTGGTTTTGCCCGCTTTCATACGAGCCCCCCGAGCAATCCAACCTCCAGCAGTGTTGCTCATCGTCCCAGCATCAATCAATTGATTGAGTACAGAATCCACAGCTTCATTAACGGGACCAAGCAAAGCTCCAAGCCCCAGCCCATAAAAACCACCATCAGGACTAGGCACAAAAAGGTATTTCGTAAATACCGGCATTGGTACAATTCGAATTACCTTATTTTCTTTGCTGTTAGCGATAGCCTGCGCACGGCGCTCTAGCGCGCTACGTTGCCTAGGATCATCGGCTTCTATTGCCAGATTTTCAAACTGTCGCACTCGATTGTCGAGTTTGCGGAAGATGCTTTCCCCGTCATCGAAGAATCTAGCAACTATACGATAAAGGTGTCCCGTATCTTCGCGAACGGAAACCGTATAAGGTTCTTCATATCCGTCACCATCTAAATCCAGCCAAGTATATTGCTCAAGTACTCGAACTTCTTCGGATTCAGCAGCTGGTGTGAGCCCTTGAGCCTCTCTTGCAGCTACTTCTAGCAGGTTAGTAACTACATTATCAGGGCTACTCGCATGAGTCGCTTCCTCTTCAATGAAGATTCCCCGCGTAACCCTCTCCTGCAGTTTATTGGGGTCCATCGGCATCAAATGCGTATAGCGCCGGCAGGTTTGAAGATCAGTGCAGCTATAATCAACAATGAAATGCTGAGCAGCGACAAAATCGCTGTGATTTACGCCTTCAACAGGGTCATAGACAGTTTTTTTGAAGCTGCTCCCGAGAATCGATGCAGCAAATTTTGTCTGTTCGTCCGCATCCGCCCATCCGGCAGTTTCATCGATAAGCTGATAGTTGATGTGAGAAGAGACTCTTTTTGCTTTGGCAGTTTTCTGTCCTTCAGGGTCAACCCCCAGGGGTTGAAAATTCGCCAGATTCTCCCCTTTTGTCAGGATCGAAATGCGAGCCAAAAACTGCAAACCGCCGATTGTCACCAGAGGAAATTTTACATTACTGGCGTTCGTCCAAGGAAAGGTTTTTACTTCTTTCACTTGCAGAGCCAGCTTCATAGACTGAGCATGTTGCTCAGCCCAACGAATTCGAGAGCCCAGATCTTTGACATAACCTCCAACCACCCAGCGACCGATGGCTTGGCGTTCCTCTTCATCAAGACCTGTAGCCAAGTTCGGGCTCCGCAGGATCTCATCCATTGGAAAGCGCGTTTTTAACTCAGGACGGGGCGGAGTCTTGACATCACTTCCATTTGCAATAGAAGTCTGCATAATTAGTACCCTGTAGTGGGATTGCGGCCTTTATGGCCTGGAGGGGTGTCGCGTGTCATTTCGATTTCTTCCTCTGTCATGAAGTCCTCTTCAGTGATCATTGGAAGCGAATCGAATCCGCGAGAAAGGATAGCAGAAGAGTCGAATTGATCATCAAGAACTGCATCGGAATAACCAGTGAAGCGCAGGCATTCGTGTTCGTAGTCGGGATACCATTCAGCTTCTTTGTCGAACTTGCAAGTTAGCGCTTTCATGCGCTTCTGCCAGCTACGCCCGCGTGTGGCTTTGTCCTTCGTAGAGGGCAGCGGAATGATGTTGAGGAAGACGTTTTGTGCCCGCATGTCCTGAAGAAGAATCGGTTCGATAGCCTTCCAAATCACGCCATCTTCAACAAACCAAGCGTCCGGTTGCAGGTCTTTTTCATACTGCAGCATCTTTTCAATGATTTCGTCAGTTCCCCAGCGCCCCTTATCCTGATGAAAGTGATGGATATGGTTAGTGACAGTGCGACCGCCGAAAGTAAAAGAGGTTCGGTTGGCTTTGTCCTTTTTTGAGATGGCAAAGTCAACTCCAACAGCCACTTGCACATCCATCTCGAAATCTTCGTCTTCCATCGGCTGGAAGTATTCTTTCTTCAGGTAACCGTCAGTGTTGTCGTAAGGGTCGTTAAGGTACTCCTGCGAGTAGCCTGAAGCATCGTTGTCATCGATGTAGCGCTGACGAATGGCTTTAAGATCCGCTTCAGTAAATTGCTCTGGCCACAGGATTTCACTGAAGTCGTCGTAGGCTTTGTGCGCCTTGTAGTATCGAACTTCCCAGCTCTTATTTTCACGGGTTTGTCGATGGAATCGAGCAAGCAGTGAGTCTTCGTGGAGGATCGTTCCATGGACACGAACCTTACCACCACGCCTAAGCGCAGGAATGACAGCTCGATTGAACCATTTGCGGAACTTCTCGCGCCGCTCTTTGTTCTCAACTTGTTCATCATCTTCGAGGTCGTCACATACAATAAGACCCGGGCGCATCCCCCGCCATTTACGGCCGCGCAGTTTTTGTCCGCTTCCTCTAGCAAGGATACGAAACTGGTGGCCGTCGTTAAACTCGACGATGATCTCCGTCTTACTGTTAGTGATAAAGCCTTTGATTCCAAAGTCGGAAATGAGTTCTTCATTCTCTGTAAGCTCCCGAGTGATGTCGCCTAAGTGTTCAATGGCGAGTTCTTCGTTGGTGGAGATGAGGATGACGTAAGACTCCGAACGGAATAGAACCGTCGCGAGAATGAACACGTGAGTTAGCGCGGAAGATTTCGCGTGCCCCCGTGGCGCGATCACGGAACATTGCGTGCGCTCGGATACATACAACTCCCATCCTTCACGATGGAATTGCGGAGTCGGTTTCGGCTCGTCAAAACCACTGTAAAGGTAAGTGACAGCAAAACCTTCAATGAGTTCTGCTGTCAGGACGGTTTTTTTCAGCTGAGTCTGCAGGCTATTCGCCATCAAGAACCTCCCTGGCTTCCACATCTACAGCAGATTCAGAAGCTTTACGCTTCGCCATAGCAGCCATAATCCGATCCGCCACCATCTCTGAAGTGTTCTTAGGGGGTTCGGCAGGTTTGTCGTCTTCCTTAAGCTTCTGTCCCATGCCCAAAGCCTTCACTCCAAGTTCCGCAGCTTTGAGAATGGTGAGGTCAGGGAGAGCCTTGCCAGCTTCAAGCTTCTCCTGCATGACAGTCAGCGAGCGGATAGTCAGAGCCTGAAAGCGCTCCGTGAGCGTCATGGCGAATTCTGGGTTCAGCACTTCAGCACGACGAGGCTCTAGCGCATCCTGAAAGGCTTTTGTGCTGAGAACTTTGCTAACCCAGCCTTCAGTCTGGCCAAAGACCTGCCCTAACTGCTTTGAGGACCAGCTTGGGTTGTTGATGATGAGGTCCACCATGACATCTGGGCTGTAGGAGAAGGAAGCTGCAGAAGGAACAGCCGGAAGCTTCTCCGGCTTGGCTTCATCTGCAATGCTCTGTGCAATGGCTGCGAAATCATCAGCATCAGCCACGGTTACCCCCGCAGACCAGTGACAGCAACGCCTAGCGCGTCGAGCGCGAACGCAGCCGAGGCATCTGACGACTCCAGCTTCTCTTGGATCTTCGCGATGGAGGATGTAGCGACATGCGCTAGTCGATCTTCGAGGTTTTGCCGGATGCGCGGATCGATCACCACAGCCTTGCGCTCGGCAATACGCGCCTGAAAGCTGTCCGACTTCCGGATATGCGAAACCCAAGCCTCACTGTAAGAGAAGATCTCTGCCAGCTCCTTGTTAGTGACAGACGGCTCTGCCAGAATCAAGTCAATCATGGCTTCATGCGAGTAGTTGAGCTTAAGATCAGCTCGGCGTTCGACTTCTTGGGACATTGCAGCCTCCATCGGGGCGGTAGATGGCTGGAAGATACACGCATGCGGGCGAAGCAGCAATCCCCGAGAGTCAGTAAGCAATGTAGATAGGGACAGATCAACTTACAGTTAATTTTTTATGCAAATTACTCGAAAGTAATCCCGGTAGGAAACCATCTGCAGCTTCTCTAATCGGTGATCGAGATTGCATTCTGTCGCATCCTGGCGTCGCGGGTAAGTACACTTTCAGAAAAATCTCCGCCAGCAGCCACCCTACCATAAGCACCATCGACCATACTCAACTCAGGGAACGTAGAGTGCAAAAATTTCGCAAAAAATAGGGTGGTGCCTTGCAAATTTTCACAGCAGCCACGAATTTTCCCCCTCCCCCGCCTCGCTGCCCCGGCTGCACGCATTTGACATAACGTCCAATTATCAATGTGGCAGCGCAACACGCACGCTCGGCCATCGCCGCGCTAGGCTGCAGCGCTCGCATCGCCTACACTATAGAGAGCCGGGGCTGTGGAGGAGGCTAGGGAGGCTGTGGCAATGAGCGCGGATGGGGTGGAGCGGGTGGGAGGATGTCACGCACCCCTAGTTACCAACCCTGTGTATGTCCTCCTATTCATCTACCATGTCTCCTCAGGCCATGTAGCATAGCTCGGTCCGGGGGCTGTCTTACCCGCGACGCCAGTTACAATTAAATGTAGTCTCGACCATTGACAGATAGCTGAGCAGCCTCTAAGCTGTAGTCATGTTCAACAAGCACAGCAACGGGGATTGAAATGATCGTTCGTCACTATATGCACCTGCCCAGCGACGCCGATTGGCATACGATTGTGGATGACTTCGGGAATGAGTCGAGGATATGCGACCGTATTCAGGGCATCCAAAGAAATCGGGCTTGGGCTGCAGCCTATCGGTTCGCCAATGGGCAATCATTCGAACAGGCCGGTATGCGCTCGATTGGCGCAATGGTTGAAGAGCACTAACCCTCGCCCGCTACAGGAGAACGACGATGGATTTGCAAACGCTCGCTAGACGCTATTTGCGATATTGCGCGTGGTGTCGAGTCAGCGGGTATGCCGCGCTGGATTGGACGGAATACAAAGCCAGCCGCTTGGCGCCGCGCCATTAGCACCCTCGCCCGTTACTGCGGGCACCATTTCTCACCGTGATTACTCTAGAGTAATCCCCGCAAATAACTAGGAGCAGCTATGTATTACGAAATCAATGTTGCGCTCAATGGTAAGCATTACTTCGCAACGTCTGAACGTAGTATCACGACTTCGGAAAAAGCCCACGATATTTGGGCGGAAATGAACAGTAAATTCCCAGCATCGGAGGGATACGACCTCAGCATCGTTCGATACGAAACTGTCGGCACCACTCTTAAATGGAAGTAAGGAGAGGCCATGAAACTCTTCCTCGCAATCGTTGCGTCCGTCTGGTTCGGCATCCCCACGTTCTTTATGGTGGTGGGCTTCTGGCAATGGCTGCATCAATCGGGGTGGCTGTAATGGAGAACGATCAATGGCCAGAAGAAGAAGCTGCAATGACTCAAAATACGTATAACAGGCTGTGCCATGAGGAAGGAATAGCCTATGCAAAAGCATGGTTGGAGGAGCAGTGCATTCATATGCACAAAGTTTTTGATAGTGACGCCGATCGCATGCGTTATGACACCGAATTAAAACGACTCGCAAACCTTTAAGAGAGGGATATGAAACATCACCACCACTGCCGCACATGGCGCGACGAGAACCCGCACGACACCCGCTCTGCTGTTCGTGAGTGGTGCTCAATCGTCGCCGCGAATCTCGCAGTTGCTATGTTAGTCGGCATCATCGTCTCCAAGCTCTGCCGATAGCGAAATTCAATCACAGCTTTTCGCAGCATCCTGTAGCATGTAGTTCATGGGCACCGCACACAGCCCCCGAACGAACGCCGGTTAGCGTTCATTTCTCTGAAAGAGGCTCAATCATGGCAACGACCAACACCAAGCGCGCAGCAATTTCCGCCGATATCTTCAAGTTCACCCTCACGCTCAACTTCGCGGATGGTCGAGAGTTGGTCATCGACGCATCGAAACTCCGCCCGGAAATTCAGGACATGGCGATGATGCACGGACTGAAGCAGAAGCTTGTTGATGCTGCTGCGCTCTCCCGCAACCCGGAGAATGGCCAGCCCGCCTCCATCTCCGACAAGTATGACGCCGTGAAGCGCGTGGCGGATCGGCTCCTGTCGGCCGATGGGCAATGGAACGAGGGGCGTGGTGAGGGCGGCACGGCTGCACCGAACAGCAACCTCCTGCTCCGCGCCCTCATGCGGATGACCGGCAAGGATGAAACCTATGTCCGCGATTTCATGTCCTCCAAGAGCAAAGCCGAAATCGCCGCATTGCGCAAAAATCCGAAGGTCATCGCCATCATCGCCGAGATGCAGGCTGCAACGGTGGTGAATGGCGTCAACACCGACGAACTGCTCGGCGAGCTTGGCGTGGAAGCCGGACCTCAATCCGTCGAACCGGAAAAGACCGCAAAGCCGGCTGCACGTAGCCGCAAGCCCAAGCTGGTCACCACCGAGCCGACCGAAGCGTGACTCCCTCCGGGGCAGTGCTTGATTGACAGCCTGCCCTACTGACATTAAACTGTGATCACCCCGTGAGGGGGAGCTACGGCGCGAGCCGGGAGTGAGTATGCGAGTCAAACACCAGCCAGCATTGGAAGCTTTTCTGCTCTATGTGGCTTACAAAAAGGCGTGTTCAGCCCAATGCATCGTTCCTGTTACCTACGGGGCGTGGATGTGGCTGCGCGGGTTGACCAATCAGCGGCCCTGGTAGGAGATCACCATGTGGTTGATCCGCTCCGTGTCAATGATTGTGTTGTTTTTCGTCGGGCTGCATTGGTTGCTGCAGCATGGTTATTTTCAGTAGGCGGTGTGGAGTTTTTGGTGACAATTACTCCACATTAATCGCGGTAGGAAACAGCATAGAACTGACAAGGAAATGCAATGGATACGAAAAAACTGAAGCCGTTTGACCTGGAAGCAGCGAAGCGGGGCGAGCTTATCGTGGCGCGGGAGGGTCAGTCTGCACGATTCGTTGCACACGTTACCGATTGCGCAGAAGGGTTTAGGGTTGTCGTTTTGATCGAGGGCTGCGACGGGTGCACCTCCCACTATGAAAACGGCCGAATGCACTTGCATTCTGAATGCAGAAGAGACCTTTTCATGGCCCCGCGCAAGGTGACGCGGTGGGTGAATCTGCACCTCGCTAATCGACTAAATCGAACGGGGCGGGCTTTTTATTACGGAACAGAAGAAGATGCTCGCAGATCGGCTGGTGAAACTGCAATTGCCATCGCCGTCCCCGTCGAAATCGAAGAGTGAGGAAACCATGACGAACAACACCACCGTACACCAGGACGCGCTCAGTCTCGTCCACGAAGAAGCCGGTCGAACACTGTCAAAGAGCGATTTCGACCTGTGCATGCGCATCGCGAAACGCGCCCTTCTCACCTCCCCGCGAGCAGCAGTGCCGTCCTTCAGCAGGGACGAGCTGACCGCAATTCGAGGTCTGCTGGTTGGAAGCGGCTATACTGCTTTGATGTCGAAAGTCGTAAAGATGGAGCGTGAGGCCGCCCCGGTCGCCGAGCCGGTCCGAATGGCGTCGATCCGCGATTTCGGACCCGTGCCAATGGGTGAAGGGCAGGATGCAACTAGCACTATCCAGCAAGCCTTAGACTGCCCGCTTCGTGATTGGCCGGTGCCGGAAATACGCGCTCAGGCTGTCGCCGCTGATGGGGCGCAGCTTGACGAAGACCGCATCGACTGGATCGCCAATGCCCACTGCCCCGGCGGCACGGCATATCCCGTCAACGTGAAGAACGCCATCCGAGAAGCATTACGCGCGGCGCGCGCAGCAGTATCGCCCGCCACGGCCGACGAGCGGGCGGCGTGGCTTCAGCGCACGGTGCTTGAAATCGCGGATCAGTGCGGAATTTCGGGTGAGGCGCTTGCTCGACTCGCACATGCCATTGATACGCGTGATGTAGCGCTTCGTCATAAGTTGACGACGCCGATCGTGCAGATACTTCGCGCATC